CTATGTATTTTGATGAGGATGATAATGCCATATAGTATTGTACATTCACACCCTGAATGCCCTAAACAAAGTGGCGAAACAGGACAAGATCAAGTCGGTGGTCATGCAGTAATAAAAGATGATGATGGTACTTTAATGGGATGTCATAACACACATCAATCAGCAGAGGAACACCTAACAGCTCTTAATATTGCAGAGGCAGAACAAAATAACAATAAAAAAAAGAAAAAGAAAAAAACTATAACAGAATATAATTCAGCACCACAAAATGTGGTTAAATCTAAGGTTATGGATGATAAAACAGAATTGCGTACATTTTCTGTAAGTAATGTAGAGCAAAAAGATGATGAGGATGGTTTAATAGCATTTGCAGGATATGCGAGTGTTTTTGATTATTCTTATCCTGTAAATGACATGCGTGGAACATATTTAGAAAATGTTGCACGAGGTGCATTTGCAAAAACTCTACAAGAAAGAGATGATGTCAAGCTATTAGTTAATCACGAGGGCATACCTTTGGCTCGCACAAAATCAAACACTTTAAATTTGTTTGAGGATGAAAGAGGACTTAGGGTTGAGGCAAGACTTGATCCTAACAATCCTAAAGTTGCCGAAGTTGCAAGTGCTATGAAACGAGATGACTTAAACGAAATGTCATTTGCGTTTCAAGCTATTAAGGATGAATTTAATGAGGCAGGGGATGAGAGAACAATAAGAGAGGCAAAGTTATACGATGTTTCTGTTGTTACTACACCTGCATCAGATGCCACAGTTGCAAAAATTCGTGGTGTTGATTTACCTGCCCTACAAAAAGCATTAGCAGAGGCACGATCCGATGAAAATGTAAATGCAGATGTTATATTATCTACTATTGAGCAATTACATGACTTATTGCCTAAAAAGAATGGTACAAGTGTATCTTTGGCAAAAAGAAAATTGCAAATGCTTGATATGAAAAAATAGTTAAGCCGAAAGAATAAGCCGAACTCGTTTCACTTACAATTTCACTTCACGAATACAAAATAAAGTAAAAATATATAGTGGTCTTTGGATCACAAGAAAGTAAAAGAGGTTTAACTTAAATGTTAGAAAAACTTATAGAAAGCAGAAACGAGGAAAGAGAATTACTTGATGCTTTGTTAGGTAAAGTTGAAAAAGAGGAAAGAACTGAACTTAACGAGGATGAAAATGCAGAATTTTCAACTCGCTCTGAAAAAATTAAAGCTCTTGATGAAAGAATTGCAGAACTAGAGGAATTAGCCGAAAGAGATGCAAAGATTGCAGAGAGCAGAGAAATGCTAGAAGTTAAAGAGGAAACTGTTGCACCTGTCGTTACAGAAATGAAAGAAAAAGGGGTTTATAATAACCCATCAAGATCATTTCTAACTGATGCTTATAATGCAGAATTTAATGGCGATTTTGAGGCAAGAGAAAGAATTAATTACTCACAAAGACAAGAACTAGAGGCAAGAGA